TTGTTGAGTCAACAAAACCTTATTTAGTAAATAATCCTAAAACTGCTACAGAAATGATAGATAACTGGAGTAAATTTTATGCTGATTATTTTGATTGGGGTTTAACACGTTCTGCTTATACTTCTACAACCACATCTAGTGACACTTTAACATTAACTAATATGCAAGAACTAATTAATAAAACTAAAAAGAAAGGAATTATGTCAATATTAAAAGACATACCAAACAAAATTAAAAAGTTACTCTCTAAAGATCTTAGAGCTATGTATCAACTCGGCTGGATTGATAATGAGCTAGAAGCTACTAGATCAGGAATTGATGCTATGGATCTACTTCTATTTGAAGAAATGACCTCTAAATTAGGTGCTAAAGCTATTAAAGAAGTAGCTAGAATCAAAAAAGAGGAAAAGAAAGATAAATAATCTGGGTAGAGATTAAAGAGTTTAGGCGGTTCTCTGAAAAAACCGCCAATATAAAAATATAAAAGGAAAAATGCAAACTAAAAACTTAATACAAACTCAAGCAAATGTTATAAAAATATCAACTTTAGTAAAAGGAGATGTTTTAAAAATTATATCTAAAAAATATTCTGATACTTATGAAACAAAGTACGGTGTTGTTTTAGATCTAATGAATACTGGTAATAAAACTTTTATACAAATTCTTGAATATACTAAGGATTACAACAGTGTTGAGGCTGAAATAAAAACCTATGCTGGCACAGATGATTTAACTATTTTTCCAGCAACATTAGACGAAGTAAAAAGTTATTTTAAAGAAGCTATAAACACTGTAAAAGAAAATATAAAAGAAAAGAAAAAAGAATTGCAAGATAAAATTGAAGCACTTAAAAAAGCTGAAAGTTTTGCAAACGGAGAACTTAGTAAATCTTTAACAGAGCCAGAATTTTTAGAAATAACTCAAGATGAATTTAATAAGAAAAAACAAGAACTTTTAGGCTAATAACAAAAGGAAAACATGAACAAACAACTAATAACCTATATAGCTAATCTAATCATTTTAGCTTTAATAGTAGCTCTATTTACAGTCTTTGTAGTTAGAACTAAGCAAGAACTACAGGAATCAATGAGTCAAGAATTACATACTAGTTATATAAAAGGCATGGGTAACGCTTTAAGTTGCCATGAATAAATTATGGAAGAAATTACAGCATTTTTATCAATTGTGACACTTATTATTATTCTATTTGTGTCATTAATTTTAAAATCAACAAGCGATTTAGAATTAAAATGTTCTAGTTACTGCCAGGAAATGAACGGAGAAATGAAAGAATATATGTGGGGTGGAACTTATGCTCCAGATCAGTGTATTTGTAAAATAGACGGAGAGATTAAAAACATTTATTAAAGAAAGGAAATTATGAAAACATATATTATTAAATCTTTAAATGATTTAGAAAAACACAAAGATGACTATGGCTATTCAGTAGAAGGAAACCTAGAGTTTAAATGCTCTTTAGATTTTACTGGTAGACTTTATGTGGCTGGTTATATAGAGATTGAAGCTGGTAGCTCGATTGAAGCTGGTGACTCGATTGAAGCTGGTAGCTCGATTAAAGCTGGTGACTCGATTGAAGCTGGTAGCTCGATTAAAGCTGGTGGCTCGATTAAAGCTGGTGACTCGATTAAAGCTGGTGACTCGATTAAAGCTGGTGACTCGATTAAAGCTGGTGACTCGATTGAAGCTGGTTACTGGATTGAAGCTGGTAGCTCGATTAAAGCTGGTTACTGGATTGAAGCTGGTTACTGGATTAAAGCTGTTAGCTCGATTGAAGCTGGTGGCTCGATTAAAGCTGTTAGCTCGATTGAAGCTGGTAGCTCGATTGAAGCTGGTGAAAATTATGGCATACAGGCAGGTCTATCAATTACTTGTAAAGAGAGATTATCTTTTGGATTAAAAATCTTTGCAGGAATTTGCACTTGGAGAGAAATCAATGACGAAGAAAAAACTATCACTTGTGGCAAGTTAGAAGGTGGAACTGTCGAATATGGCATTGTCAAAGAATTAGGTCTACCAAAACCAAAAGAAACTGTAGAAATAGCAGGTAAAACATTTATTAAATCAGAGTTTGAGGAAGCTATTAAAAATCTAAAGGAAGTATGAATGCAAATAAAATATATAAAAAAAAGAATTAAAGAATTAAGAGCTATTTATAAAAAAATAGAAGATGAACATAAAAATAACTTAACTAGATTTAAGTATAACAAGGATTCAATTTCTGCAAAAGAACAGGTTATTAGAGATGAAAATAGTAGCTATATTTGTGAAGTGTGGGGAAGATTAGATGAACTTGAAAACTTATTAAGTTTAAAAGATGAAAATTAAAAATCTAAAGGAAGTATGAAAACTAAATTATAAAAGGAGATTAAATGAAAGTATCTAACGAAACTATAGAAACTAAAGCCAAAGATCTGCATGAAAAAGGTTTAGAACGATGGCAAATAATTGTAGAGCTAGCTAAAGTCTTTCCTGCTAAAGCTATAAATGACTGGCTAGACAGCAAAGTACCAAGAAGGGGTAGAAGATGATAAATTTTATATTGTTTTTCATGGGGTTGTTTACACTCCCCTTTGGAGTATTCTTTTGGATATTAATAGCTATGAGAAAGAAGAAAAATAATGAAAATAAATAAACAACTATTTAAACGCATCTTAGCTAGAAGAAAACCTAAAAAGCTAAGCTGGCAAGATTTATTAAACGAAGAACGCAAAGTAAAGAATAAACAATTTAAGTTTATTAAGAAATTAAATGAACATAAATAACTACCCAGAACTACTAAAACCAAATGAAGTAGCTAAATACTTAAAGATTAGTACTACTACTCTAAATAGAATGTTAAAGCGTGGGGATTTAGAATGTATTAGAATAAACTCACGAGGCGATAAAGTATTTAAAAAAGAAGATATTATTAAATTCTTAGAGGAAAGACAAGAATGATAGAAGCTGATGGCTATTACAACGATGATGTAGACCTAGACGAAGAATTAGATCTAGATTTCCTGGATGAGTAGATACTTGCCTTTATATACAACCGTAAGCTATACTTGATTTATAACCTAACTCTAGTAATAGACAGGATAAATATGGCAAAAGTAGGAAGACCTTCAAAATACGATAAAAAATATATACAAACAATAGAAGAGTATATAGCTGACATCCCTAACAAAAGAAACCAATTGCCTAAGATAGTAGATATTGCTATTATCATTGGTGTAACAGAGAAAAGACTATATGAATGGGCTAATGAACATGAAGAATTTCGACAGTCTTTAGATAATATTAAGGATGAACAACGCAAAATGTTGATTGATAGAGGACTGTTTGATAAGGATTGTAATTCGACCATCACTAAGCTAATGCTTATGAGTAACCATGGAATGAAAGAGAAGAAAGATACCGACATCACTAGTGACGGTGAATCTATAGTGGGATTCAATTACATACCCAATGATAAAGATAACTCCAACAATTAGACCAGAGTATAAACAACATCTGGCTTATGAAAAGCTATTTGATGATGTTACTCACTATGTTGGTTTTGGTGGTGGTGCTGGTGGTGGTAAATCTTGGCTAGGTGCTGAATGGTTACTCACTAATTGCTATAGATACCCAGGGACTAAATGGTTTATCGGAAGAAATAAGTTAACCAACCTTATGAAGTCTTCTTTCGCTACCTTCATTAAGGTTTGTACTTATCATAAAATCCCTAAAGACGACTGGAAACTAAACGGTCAATATAACTACATACTCTTTAAGAATGGATCAAGAATCGACCTTCTAGACTTAAAACTCCAACCAACTGATCCTCAATTCCAGGATCTAGGATCTACTGAATATACTGGTGGCTGGATAGAAGAAGCAGGTGAAATTACCTTCCAAGCCTTCGATATGCTGAAAACTCGTGTTGGTAGGTGGAAAAATAAAGAGTTTAATCTTTTTCCAGCTAAGATTCTCCTAACAATGAATCCAGAGCAAAACTGGTTATACCGTATCTTTTATAAACCATGGAAAAAGGGTACACTTGATAAAGATTATGCTTTTATTCAATCTCTCTATGGGGATAATTCTCATACAAGAGATCAATATGAAGATCAATTAAGTAAAATTACTGATCCAATTATGAGAGCTAGATTAAAAGCTGGAAATTGGGATTATATGCCAAGTGATAACGCTTTATGTGATTTCGATGCTATTAACGATATTTTTACTAATGTTGTAGAGAAATCGGATGATAAGTATTTGTCTGCTGATGTAGCTAGATATGGATCTGATAAGACCGTAATAGGCACATGGAAGGGCTTAGATGTTAAGAAAATTATATGGAAGATTAAGCGAGGCGTAGATCAAACAACAACTGATATTAGAGATTTACTTCAAAGAGATGCAATACCTTATTCTCACGCTGTCGTTGATGATGATGGTGTTGGTGGTGGCGTAGTAGATCATTTAAGAGGAATTAAAGGGTTTGTTTCTAATAGTTCTGCAATTAAAACAGAAAAAGAAGAAGAAGATGGCTTACCTACTCAAAATTATCGTAACTTAAAGAGTCAGTGTGGCTTTATGCTAGCTGAAAAGATAAATAACCACGAAATAGCTATCTCAGCCCCAATAGATGAGGCTACTAAAGATATGATTATCGAGGAACTAATGCAGTTAAAGAGAAAAATCACCACTACAGAACAAAAACACTCACTAATACCGAAAGATGAGGTTAAAGAAGCATTAGGTAGATCTCCTGATTTTAGTGATATGCTTATGATGAGAATGTTCTTTGAACTAAAAGAAGTGCAAGAGTTTGTTCAACCTACTGATGTTGGTGGCATGAATCCTTATTTACCGGGAACTCTAGCATAGTTATAGGATAAAAAAGAAAGACAAAACACGTGTTTTTGCTTACAAATTAGACCTATAACATAGAAATAGCTTTAAACTTGCCTTTAAATAGTATTGTGTAGGAGTATAGAACTATGACAGAAAACTTTATCACAGACGAAATGCAAATGCTCCTGAATAATAAAAAGTCAGGTTATAACTATAGAGAAAGACGCCACGATCAATGGAACGAAACTTATACTCTTTACCGAGATACTGTTATTGTTGACCGCTTGGTGCAAAGACAAACTGTAAACATCCCTCTTATGAAGCAAACTGTTAGAACGCTTCTAAAAGATATTGATGATATGCCAGTGCTTTATTATCAAAATAGAGATAATGACGAACAAGCAGAAGAGTTTAAGAACGAGTTTTGGAATTTAACTGTAGATAAAAACAACATGACTCTTCAAGATATTGTTGATAAAAGACAAGTGTTACTCTTTGGTAGATCTTTCGATCAGTGGCAGATTGTAGATGGCGAAATTAAGATGACTATCCAAGATCCTATGGATATTTTAATCGATAGATATTGCGATCCTACTAATATTGATAGCTCAAGATTCTTAATACATCAACACATCTTTATTCCTTTATCTATTATTGAAAATAATGATGACTATGACAAAGAAGCAGTAAATAGACTTAAAACCTGGCACGCTTCTGAAATGGGCTTAATTAGATCTACTAGCAACGAAGCTTCACTCCAAGATAAGAATAAGAAAATGCAAGATATGGGATTGGAAGATGTAGATTCTCCAATTCTAGGTGAAACTATTGTCGAGCTTACTATCCACTTAGTTTGGAGAGCTGAAGATGGCGAAGATGAACAGATTTATATGTATGTTGAAGCTGATGATAGAGAAATCTTAATGAAGAAACCTCTAGAAGAAGTTATCGGTAAAACTAAAGATCATTTCTGGAGAACTCACTATAACTACTGTACCTGGGCTGATGATGTTGAAAGACAAGACTTCTGGTCTGATGGCGTTGGCGATATTGTTAGACAACCTAATAAGATCCTTAACGTATTTATGTCTCAGGAAGCTGAAAATAGAACGCTTAGAAACTTTGGTATGCAGTTCTATAACGCTAAGAATGGCTTTAATCCTAATACCTACCAAGCTAGACCTTTCGGCTGGTATGGAGTTCCAGGAAATCCAAAAGAAATTATCTCAAGAGTTGATATCCCTGCTTTAGTTGGTAACTTAGATACTATGAACTTTATTATCGCTATGACTGAAAAAGCGACTGGTGCTACTGCTACTCAACAAGGTGATATTCAACAAAGACAAGTTACACTAGGCGAGGTTAAACTTGCTCTAGGTGAAGCTAAAGAACGTGTTAAAGGCTTATCTAAGTTCTATACTCCAGCTTGGAAGCGTAGAGGCTTATTATTCGATAAACTAATTGAAGCCGGGGCAAGTAAACTAGATGCGGTTAAGATCTGGAAAAAAGGCAAGAACACTAACAAACTTTATGGTAGAGAAATTGCCCCTAAAGATTGGATGACTAAATCTGGTTATAACTGCAAGATCTGGACTCAAGAAGAGAAAAACTCTCAAGATAGCGATTCTTTACAGAAGATGCACTTAGCTAAAGCTACTATGCCAGATAATCCTAAATTAGATGAAATTTATAAGAGAAAACTACTTGAATTTGCTGATCTTACTCCTGAAGAAAATAATCAGGTTATGGACTATGAAAGAAGAAAACAAGAGCAAATAGGTCAAGCTATGATGCCTGGTCAAGCTCAGCCAACAATGGCTCAACCAACTGCACAAGCACAAACAACTCAACAAACAAGCCCAATGCAAGGTCAAGCAGTAGATAGATTACAAGCATTACAAGGAGCTTAAATGCCTATTAAACTAAATGAATTAGTTAAAAAAGTTAAATCTGGTGAAATTAAAGCTGATGCTCGTTTAATGAGGCATATTGAAAAGCTAGAGAAAAGAAAAGACAAAGAAGAACTTTTAGAAGCTATCAAAGCTATTAAAATCGAAGTACCAGAAGTTAAGATACCTGATATTGTCGTTCCTGATGTAGTTGTACCAGAGGTTAAACTACCTGAAATAAAGGTAGAAGTACCAGAGATTAAACCCCCAGAGGTAACTATCCCAGAGATTAAAGTACCTGATATCAAAGTGACTGTACCTGATATCAAAGTACCAGAGATTAAACTTCCTACTATTAACGTGCCTAAAGCTGATCCAGTTGTAGTTCCTGCCCCTAAAGTTACTGTTAAAAAAGAAACAGTTAAACTTCCTAAAAGAGCTAAAGATGCTATTCCTGTTAGACTGGTTCACGAAGGTAAATTCTATCGTGGCGGTGGCGGTTCTACTGGTGGAGTAGCTAATATACATACCTTTGCTACATCGGATAACGCTAAACATCCAGCTTTAGTAGATGATGATGGTCACGTCCAAGTTGATGTATTATCTATGCCTGGTAAAGTTGATGAAAATAATTCATCTACTTCATTATTGCCAGCAGATACTGGAGGATCAGATCATATTTTTACTGGTGTTGGCACAGAGATTTTAGATTATGGTATTGGCTTTGTTACTGTTTATAGTGATGTCGCTAGTGCTACTGATGGACTTTGTATTCAACAATCGCAGGATAGTACTAATTGGGATGATGATGGAGATTTTTATACTGTTCCAGCAGATACAGAAAAGAATTATGCTATCAATCCTCACTCAAAATACATAAGGGTTGTTTATACAAACGGAGCTGATGCTCAAACAGAGTTTAGGTTACAAACTATATTAAAAGGAAACTCACTACCATCTAGCCACAGAATACAAGACACTATTAGCGATGATGATGATGCTAGATTGGTTAAATCAATCTTAACTGGTAAAACCTCAGACGGAGATTTTTTAAACATTGGTTCTTCTTTTGGAGGTTCTCTAAAGGTGTCCCAAGAAGATGAACAAACAGGAATTAGGTTAGACATTGATCCACTAGGTTCTATGAAATCTATTACACCTGTTAGATTGGTTGGCACAGCTTTTAATAATGGAACTAAGGATACTAACTTCTGGACTGAAACTGTTACTGGTAGTGGAACGGTTACTCAAGCAGGACAGATTACACTATCAACTGGTACTACAGCCGATTCATCAGCTCAATACGATAGTGTTAGAAAAGCTCGCAAAGTACCTGGAACTGTCAATGAATTTAGAATGGTTGGTAGGCTAACTACAGATCCACAAGCAGATAATGTTAGAAGAGCTGGTGCTTATGATGATGACAATGGTTACTTCTTTGAATATGACGGTGTTACTTTTGGAGTTGGAAGTAGAAAAAACACAGTTGATACAGTAGTCCAAAATGGCAGTTTTAATGGTAATTATGGTGACACAGTAGATATTACAGGCACAGATCTTTATAGGTTTGTGATTGATTACACTGCTATATCAGCTAGATTCTTTATAAATGGCATACTTTTACACACAATGACTTTTCCAACTAGTGCAGGAACTAATACAGTAGATTTTCCTATTAGAATGGAAAACTACAACGAGAATGGAAATACAACTGATAATTCATTCCAATTAAGATTTGCAACTATCTTAAGACTTGGAGAGTTAATAACTAACCCAGCAGTTAAATATATTGGGGCAAATGCTACAACAGTTTTGAAATATGGGGCTGGGATACTTCACATGGTAGTAAATAATGATAATTCTGGTAATGTCCAGATTTATGATGGTATTACAACTGGTGGAATCCAGATGGCAGATTTAGACACTACTAAAGTTTTAGGAGATATTCAATTTGATGCCCCATTCAGTGATGGTCTAACAGTAGTTACAGCTCTTGGAGCTAAAATCACGGTAGTTTACGAATAATTAAAAGAAAGGTCTTATGGACATACTTAAAGAGGTCGGTTTAAAGTATGACGATCTAAACTCAACAGAAAAAGAGACATACTTCCAAATGTTGGAATCTCTTAAGCAAAACTTAATAACTCCAGACATACTTCTGGATCAAATTCAACAAATGAAATATGCGGTTGAAGATGAATTAGTAAATGAGCCAGAAAGAAAGTGGTTCTTTTTTATTAACAGAAAACACGTGTTCTTAAAAGCTAGATTACAAAACTATATGCTTATCGAGGCTTTTCTATTAAGTCCTAAAAAAGCAAGAAAACAAGTCGAAAATGCTCTTGGCAATATCAAGAACTCTTGACAAGCGGTAGTATTAAAGACTAATATAAAAATATGTTGAAAACATTCCAAGAAAAAATAAAAGAGATTACAGTGAAAGAAGTTGAGGCTTTAACTAAGCCAGATATTGAGTTTCTTAAAGCTAGAATATCCTATTTAACTAAAGATCAATTAGAAAAATACGCCTCAGTACTTAACCCTAAAAAAAGTAAAAAATAATTTAACACTCTGAAAGAGTCCTATTATGGCAAACCATACCCAACCAACAAAAGAAGAACTACAGGAAAAAATCGATGCTTCTTTAGAAGAAATTGATAAAGAAGAAGAAAAAGATCAAGAAGTTGTAGATAAAGCTAAAGAACTTGACGAAGAAGCAGATAAAGAACAGGAAGAAGATAGCGAAGAATCAGGAAAAGAAGTAGATCAAGAACTTAAAAAAGAAGTTGAAAAATCTAAAGATAATAAGCCTGAAGATGAAAAAGACGACAAATATAAGAAACGCTACCAGGACTCCTCAAGAGAAGCTCAAATTCTCTATAATAAGAACAAAAAAATGGCTGAAGCTATTGAGAAAGCAGGCGAAGTAGTAGAGCCAACCACAGAAGAACTTCAAGCTAAATACTCCGACTGGGAAGCTATGACTGATTTTGAAAAAGACATGGCTAAACAGAACTTAACTCATTCTAAACAACTTAATGCTATAAGGGATGCTACTAAAGATTTTAAAGAAATGGACGCCTGGAATGGCAAAGTAGATAAGTTTATGGCTGATCCAGAAACTCTCTCTAAACACTCAGAATTAGAAGGTAAAGAAGAAGAATTTAAACTATTCTCTAGCCTTCCTACACGAAGAGGCGTTGATTTTGATGTTCTAATATCATCCTTCCTTTATGAAGAAGGTAAAAAAGTCGTTAAGAAAAAAGGATCTATGATGCCTACCGGTACTGCTGGTAGTAAAAAATCTAAACCTAATGACGGAAAATTATCACTTTCAGAAGCCCAAAGACTTAGAACTGCTAACTACAAACAATATTTAAAGGAAATGAAGGCTGGTCGTATCAGCCTCGAGGTATAATTCTTGCACATCTTGACAAAATAGAGATTTTGCGGTAATTTGTACTCAACTTCCTAACCTCATAGAGCCGGTAAGTTAATTATTAATTAACTTGAAAGGATCTATGGCAGGTTCAGCAAGAGCTACAACCCTAGCACAAGGGTTCTCCACTAGACTTCTCAAGGAAATGTATGATCGATCTCTAACTGACGTTATCGTCAATAGAGATTATCAAGGTGAAATCAACCAAGTTGGTTCTAAACTCAACATCTTGAATCTTGATCGTATTTCCGAGAAGGACTATACCGGAGCTAATCTAACAGCAGATAGCTTGTTAGAAAACAATGCAGTATTAACTATCGATCAATTGAAATCTTTCTACTGGAAAGAATTGACTATTGATAATTGGAAATCTTATATTAAAGATCCCCATTCTACAGTCGTTGCTCAAAAAGCAGACGAAAGAAACAAAAACATGGATGAGTTTGTTTTTGGTCTTTACGCTGATGTTGGGGCTGGTAATCGTGTAGGTACTGATTACACTACCGGTACTGTTACAGTTGATGTAACTACTGGTGCAGTAACCGGTTCTGGTACTACTTTTACTTCTTCTATGGTGGGCAGAGGCTTTAAAGCTACTGGTCATTCCGCATGGTATAGAGTTAAATCTTTTGCCAGTGCTACTTCCATTGTAATTGAAGACGACCTCGATGATGTCGATTCACAATATACTGGCGGTGCTATTGGAGCAGGTGCAGAATATACTATTGAAGCTACAAGTGCAGTGGAAATCACTACAACTAATTTATTGCAATACGTTGCAAATGTTAAACAAAAATTAGATGAAGCTGAAAAATATAGTAATAACGCAGTACCAGATCAAGGTAGATGGATGGTCGTTCCTCCAGAATTTGAAAATACTTTAGTTCGTGCAAGCGGTGTCGCTTTACACGTTCCTGAAGTTTATTCAGAACTCGTTAAAAAAGGTTTAATCACCGAATTATTAGGAATGAAGATCTTCAGATCTAACAGATTAACCGGAAACAACAGTGACGGTTATAGAATTTTAGCTGGTCATTCTAACTGGATGACTTTCGCTGAAAAAATGTTAGAAGCTACTATTGAAGAAGATTTAATTGGTAACTTCGGTTCAGCATACAAAGATCTCTTTGTATACGGTGCTAAAGTTGCAGATTCTCGCAGACACATGGCTGTCGAGTTATTCGCAACCTTTGCATAAATATTAGTAAGTAACTAATAACAAGAGCCTAGTGTTCTAGGGGTAAAACACTAGATACTAGGCTCAAGTTATAGAAAGAGCAAAATGGCATCTACAACATTTGAAGTCAAATCAGACTTGCCAGCTTTAACTCAAAAAGAGTTAGCTCGTGTTGAGGCTATCGATAGTGGTATTCGTACTACTACAGAAGCCGATCTTTTAACTGCTCTTGCACCTTATAGAACTAATAGAATACTTAGATATAGAACTTCAGGAAATAGCGTCAAAGCTTCTAGCTCTGATACTATCCTTGAAGCAGAAGGCAATACAGTTCCTAACGGATATACTGGTTTTGCTAAAGGGGCAACCTTTTACAAAATAAATGGTACTGGTACTGTCGTTTATATCAATACTGGATCGACTACCTCTTCCACATGGAGTAAGGTAAGTGAGGCTGGATCAGCTTCAGTTAGCCCAAGTCCTAGTGCTAGTGTCAGTTTAAGTCCAAGTGTTAGTGTCAGCTTGAGTCCTAGCTCTAGTGCCAGCCCAAGTGCTAGCCCAAGTGCAAGCCCAAGTGTTAGTGTAAGTGCAAGTCCTAGTAATAGCCCAAGTTTAAGCCGAAGTGTTAGCGAATCAGCTAGCCCAAGTTTAAGTGTAAGTTTAAGTCCTAGTGTCAGTGTTAGTGCTAGCCCAAGTTCTAGTGCTTCACCATCAGCCTCGGTAAGTCAGAGTCCTAGTGCCTCTGAATCACCAAGTGCAAGCCCTAGCTCCAGTGCGAGTTTAAGCCCAAGTGTGAGTGTGAGTGCAAGTCCTAGTGCAAGTACTAGCCCTAGTGCAAGTGCAAGTGCAAGTGTTAGCTTGAGTCCTAGTACAAGTGTAAGCTTAAGTCCTAGTGCAAGCTCTAGCCCAAGTGCAAGCCCTAGCTTAAGTCCTAGTGCAAGTCCTTCATTCCCTCCTGCATAGTCCTATTGACTAGAAGCGGTTGAATGGAATAAACTAAGGTTATGGATAAAGTAACCATCATTATTCCTTCAAGGAATGAAGAATATACAAGGCAAACAGTTGAAGACTTATTAGATAAAGCCACTGGTCAAATCGAGATTTATATCATCTTAGATGGCTGGTGGCTTAATCCTGGTCAATATAGTAAAGATTCCAGAGTAAATTACATTCATTATTCCAAAGCTAGAGGAATGAGGAACGCAATAAACTCTGGAGTTGCTTTATCTAGAGGTAAATATATCCTTAAAACTGATGCTCACTGTATGTTTGATAAAGGCTTTGATGAAAAACTCATTAAAGACCATAAAGATAATTGGGTAACAATCCCAAGAAGATACCCCCTAAACCCTAAGAAATGGGCGATTGAAGAAAGAAAAGACGCTAAATACCCTATTGATGTGATGAAATTAGATGAAAACCTACAAGGTAGACCAACTCTGGAGCGTAAAGATAACGCTATTATCCCAACTGAATCATTTCAAGGTAGTTGCTGGTTTATGACTAAAGACTGGTTTAATAAATTAGATCTAATGGATGAAGAGAGATTCGGCGGTTTTTGGCAAGAAGCTCAAGAAATAGCTATTAAATGTGGAAAACTAGGTGGAAAAGTCATGCGTAACACTAAAACATGGTATGCACACTTCCATAAAACTAAAGGTAGAGGCTATTCACTTAACGAAGATCAATTAAAAGTTAGAAAAGAAATAAGGAAACTCTATGATAACTGATCGTATAGAACTAGCTAAACACTTTAATAAACAGGGTTTTAAGTATGGAGCAGAAATCGGTACAGCAGACGGACGCTATGCCGAAATATTATGCAAAGAAATCCCAGGACTACAGCTTTATTGTGTAGATCCATATATGAAATATGAGGGTAACTGGCGAAGTAACGACTACCAACAAAAAGCTTATGAAAAAGCTATGGAAAGATTAAGTACCCATAATGCTAAGATTTTAAGAACTACCGGAGTAGAAGCTTCACTAAAAATCATGGATGAAGCTTTAGATTTTGTATTTATTGACGGGGATCATCATTTTGACAGCGTAATGACAGATATTATTCTCTGGTCAAAGAAAGTTAGACCTGGAGGAATTGTTTCCGGCCATGATATGTATCACTTCAAGACCGGTGGAGTATTTAAGGCGATTACAACGTATACACTAGCACACCAAATAGAGTTAAATATTATTCCAAGAGCAACTGGCGTTCATAAAGATGACCAAGCTCCTTGCTGGTGGTTTATAAAGAAATGAAAGATTTAACAGTTGTCTACTATACTAGCAATCATCTTGAGGAAACTAATCCTTTTTTCTTGAAAAATACTAAGAAACAATTAAAAAAAGCTATTGGCGATATTCCTTTAGTTGTAGTTAGTCATAAGCCTGTAAAGAAATTTAACAACGGTGAATATGAAAACATAGTTTTAGGTGATATTGGTAGATCACATCTTAATATCTACAGGCAGATGACAATCGGAGCTAAAAAAGCTAAAACTAAGTATGTTGCTATGGCTGAAGATGATATCCTTTATAGCGAATCTCATTTTAACTCTAGGCAGATAGAAAAAGATCTTCTAACCAAACCTAATACCTTTGTTTATGACATGAATAAAGTTAGTTTATTTACATGGACTAATCCTCCTATTTTCTCTTTTAGAAGTAAACGCAAAGTAGTTAATCAACTTCTATGTGAAAAAGATTATCTAGTTGATGCTATGCAAGAAAGATTTGAAAGAGTTGCTAAACACGTCAAAAACGGTGGCAAAGAAGAAGACCTATTAAAATTCTTTGGCGATCCTGGACGTTATGAAAAACAATTAAGAGTAACTGTTAGAAATACTTACGAAACTTACTCTCAAAGCCCCTCTATTGTCTTTTCTCATCCTCAAGCTTATGGCTTCCTTTCTCAAGGAACTAGAAAACGTCATGGCGATATTAAAATCGTTGAACTCGCTGAATGGGGTAAAGCTAGTGATATTATTAAATTATGGGGAGATAAACCAATAAAATGAAAAAAACAACTGCCTGGTGTGGTAGCCATATCCCAGTATTAGTTAAGCTTATAAGCCAAGCTGATAAACCTATCCTAGAACTTGGCGTTGGTTGGAGTTCTACTCCTTTATTACACTGGATGGCTCTTGAGAGAAATATCCCTGTTTTCTCCTATGAATCCGATGCTAACTGGTTTAAAAACTTTGAAGAATATAGAGGTAAAAATCATATTATCGAATGGGTAGAGAATTACGACTTTAATATTCAAGCTGATCTAAGCATTGTCTTTATAGATCATCGCCCGGCTTACAAGAGAAAATATAGTGCAGTTAAGTATAAAGATAGTGCAGATTACATTGTTCTACATGATAGCGAACAAGGTAAACCATACAGCTATCATAAAATTTACGATCAATTTAAGTATAAATATGAGTTTACTAAAGTTGGTAAACCCTATACGTTAGTATTAAGTAATAGGAAAGATCTGTCATGGCTAAAACACTTGGAAAACCAGAATCTAGCTCAGATGTAATTAATAAAGAACCTAAAGTCTTACTTATTGGGTATGGCTGGGTTGGTCAATACATGGGTAAATACTTTAAAACTGCTAATTATACCGATAGCACAGGTAATTTTAGAAGAGTATCAGATAATAAACCAGTAACTAGACACCAACATTATGATCTAGCTATTATTAGCGTTCCTACTCCAATGAACCCTAAAACAGGTCAATGTGATGTTTCTATTGTGGAAAAGTGTGTGGAAAACCATAAAGATATGGTGGATAACTTCTTAATTAAATCTACTGTAGAAATTGGTACAAGTGAAAGACTAGAAAAAGAACATGGAATACCAGTCTGTATGAGTCCTGAATATATCGGTGAAACTCTAGGTCATCCATTATTAGAGCCAAGAAGAGATGCCTTCCAGATTATAGGTGGAAATAAAGTAGCTCGTGAAGCAGTGGCTAGAATGTTTATGAAAGTTTTACACGCTGATGCCCCTATTTACTTAGTTAGCCATAAAGAAGCTGAAATTATTAAGTATTGTGAGAATATGTGGATAAGTAGAAGAGTAGATTTCTGGAATGATGTCTTTGAAGTAGCTCAAACTATGCACGCTAGCTTTTCTAATATTAGAGAGGGTTTAACCTTAGATCCTAGACTTAATAGGACTCATTCTAATGTTTACCCAAATAACCCCGGATGGTCTGGAAAGTGCCTGCCTAAAGATATGAACGCTCTTGCATATTTTATGCGTAAGATTGGACGCCCTTTATATCGATTAGAAAACTCTATTGAAGAAAATGTAGCCAGAAGAAAAGATGTTGAAAGCACTGTACAACTTATCCCAAAGAAGCCATTATGGAAAAGATAGATCTATCAATCCTTATTCCAGCTAGAAACGAAATGTTTCTTAAAAATACTGTAGAAAACATCCTAGAGAATATTAGAGGTAATACTGAAATTATTGTTGTTATGGATGGTGGCTGGATTGATCCAGCTCTTAAAGATGACGAAAGAGTAACTATTATCGAGCATAACAAAGCAGTTGGCCAAAGAAAAGCTACTAATGATGCTTGCAAACTTGCTAGAGGTAAATGGGTTATGAAAATCGATGCCCATTGTGCAGTCGATGAAGGTTTTGACGTTAAAATGATGGAAGCTATGGAAGGTCACGATGACTGGACTATGCTCCCGGCTATGTATAACTTGCACGCTTTTAATTGGCGATGTAAAAAGTGTGGGAATGAATGGTATCAATCTCCAACCCCTACCCATTGTATGAATCCAGGGGAAAATAAAGGTATTAACTCCAAGTGTGATAGTAAAGAATTTGAACGAAAGATCTACTGGGAAAGGCGTAAATCCAGAAGATCTGAGTGTTATAGATTCGATACTACTCTTCATTTTCAATACTGGGGGGCATTAAAAAAGAAACAAGAAGGAGACATTATTAATACGTTTTCATCTCAAGGATCTTGTTTCATGCTCACTAAAAAAAAGTATTGGGATCTAGATATTTCTGAAGAAGAGTTTGGCTCTTGGGGTCAACAGGGAACTGAAGTCGCCTGCAAAACCTGGCTTTCTGGCGGTCGTCTGGTCACGAATCGCAAGACATGGTACGCCCATATGTTCAGAACTCAGGGTGGCGACTTTGGTTTTCCATATAAACATGAAAAAGGTCAAGTAAACCACGCTAGAAAATACTCTAGGGATCTGTTTTTATATAACCGTTGGAAAGGTCAAAAAAGACCTCTATCTTGGTTACTTGAGAAGTTTAAACCAATTCCAGGCTGGCATACTGGCGAAAATGATAAGGTTTTAAATCTTGTTATGGAGCAAGGAAAGAAATTTGGATCTAATAAAGGCATTATTTATTACACTGATAACAAACTTAAACTGGCTATCGCTCATAAAGTCCAGCAAAGACTTAGAGAAATTGGCTTGCCTATTGTCTCCGCTTCACTAAAGAAAATGAATAATATGGGTTTTAATATCCGTATTAAAGAAAAACGAGGCTACTTAACCATGTTTAAACAAATTCTTAGTGCTTTAGAAGCCTCAAAAACTAAGTATGTGTTCTTCTGCGAACATGACGTCCTCTATGATCCTTCTCACTTTGATTTTACCCCTCCTAAAGACGATGTTTGGTATTACAACACTAATATTTGGAAAGTTAGATGGGAAGATGGTCACGCTTATAGAGTTGATGACTGTAAACAAGTTAGTGGAATTTGCGTCAATAGAGAGTTTGCTATTAAACATTATATGAAACGTATTAAAATACTAGAAGAAAACCCGAATCTTAATGTTAGAAAAATGGGTTTTGAGCCTGGTACACATAGAAGAGCTGAAAGAGTTGATAATTCTACTTGCGATACTTGGGAATCTGCTAAACCTAATTTAGATATTAGGCATAACGGAAATTTAACTTCTACTAGATGGAGTCCAGACCAATTTAGAAATAAGAAATATACTAAAGGCTGGCGAGAATCTAACTTTGACTTGAAATAGTTTTAGAGCTTATCCTTAAGATATATAATTATTTATAGTAAGGACTAATGGCATTTAATCAATATTCATTAGATTTAGAATCTTCTAGCTCTCAATATGCTGGTATTACTGATGCCTCTCAAACTGGTTTAGATATTACAGGAGATATTACTATTGAAGCATGGATAAAACCTGAATCTATAGGGGCTATTAATACTATTGTTGCAAAGTTTGAAAATAATGGAGATCAAAGAAGCTATGTTTTTTGGATTAAATCAGATAGTACACTTGGTTTTATACAATATAAAGACGGAACTTTAACTAATTATACTGACCATTATACAGATGATGCTTTAACTTCTTATGTTGGAGTGTGGACTCACGTTGCTGTTACGTTAGATGCTTCTGCTACTTCTGCTACTTTTTATATTAATGGAAGCTCCGTTGCTAGCTCTCAGACAGATGTTGGATCTGGAGTAACATCTATTTATAATAGTACAGCTCCTTTTTATATTGGCTCAAGAAGTGTTTCTGGATCTCCAACTAACTTTTTTGATGGTAAATTAAATCACGTTAGAATCTGGTCAGATATTAGAACTCAATCTGAAATTGAAGATAATATGGCTAAGTTTAACTTAACAGTTGGTTCTAATAACTTAGTTGATGAATGGAAATTTAATAATGATTATACTTCTGAATCTGGTAACAATGATTTAACTGCTTCTGGATCTCCAAGTTTTAGTACAGATGTACCCTGGACAAGTGCTAATTCTACCGATTGGACAGGCTCTCAAGAAATTGCCTCAGACTCAAGCAAAGTATCTGGCTCATCTAACCTAACTGATTTTCCTGTTCTAATTAAAGATGATAACTTGAGTAGTACGGTTTATAGTGGAGTTGCACCTATAGAGATAAATAATAATTTTATAGATGATCCTAATTTAGTTTCTTATTATAGATTTAGTAATGGTTCTTTAACCACAGATAGTGCTGGTAGTTATACACTAACAAACAATAATTCAGTATCTAATACATCAAGTGGTAAGTTTGATTATGGAGCAGATTTTGGAAGCTCTAATACTAATAAATATCTTTCTAGCACCTCTGGTTTAGTTGATACATCAACATCTGGTGTCCATAGTTTTTCAGGTTGGGTTAATTTTTATAATAATACTAGTACACAAAATATTGTTCATTTTAAAGATGATTCAGAAAGAGAATTTGAATTACAGAATAATTCTGGGACATTAAGGATACAAGTTTATGATGGTTCTAATACAGAATTAGAAACAACTAGTTATAGTTTTACAACGTCAACGTGGACTCATGTTGCTTATACAGTTAATGGTAATAGTGTTGAGATTTTTGTTAATGGATCTAGTGTTTATACTGGTACTTTAACTACTGCAACTGGTAGTAGTGTTAGTGGTAATGGTTTTGCTATTGGAAGAAATTATAATGGTAGTGCTTCTTATATGGATGCTATAGTTGATGATTTTGCAGTTTTTGATCGTGTTTTAACAAGTCAAGAAGTTAGAGCTATTGCTCAGGGTGGGCATGATCTTCGCATAACCACCGACTCAGCAGGTACAACAGAAGTACCTTTTGAAATAGTTAGCTTAGATACTAGTGCAGAAGAATGTGAGATTTGGGCTAAAGTACCTACTCTAAGTTATAACAGTGCTACAAGTTTATTTATCTGGTATGGAAATGCTAGTGCTTTACCTTATGAAGCAGGTGATACTTATGGAAGTCAGAATGTGTGGAGTGATTATGAGGGTGTTTATCATTTAAGTGGTAATTTTAATGATTCTAGTCCTAATGGATATGATACTACTGCTACTGGTACTCCAGGTGATGCTACTGGAAAGATAGATGGTGGAAAATCGTTTGTTGCTGGAACTTCTTATGCTTCTATTGCAGATGCTTCTTGCCCTAATTTAGAAATATCTAGTAATTTAACTATTCAAGCCTGGGAAAAACCAACAAATACTGCTGGCAGTTGGGCTTCTGGTTATGCTTTAAGTAAAAGAAGTACTGGTGGCGGTTATTATTTAGCTCATAATTCTGGGACAACTCCTAGATTTTATTGTGAAGGATTAACTACAAACAATGTAGTTGAGTCAAGCACAACAGTATCAAATAATAATTGGTATCATTTTTGTGGTGTTTATGATGTAACTGCAACTAAACTAAGAATTTATATTGATGGCTCTGTTGATGAAGTTACAGCTAGTGGATCTATAGGGGATAGTAATAAAGATTTTTTTATAGGGTTAAATAGCAATAATACAGCAGAAGGTTTTGATGGTATTTTAGATGAAGTTAGAGTATTAAATGTGGTTAGAACAGGAGACTGGATATCCACAGAATACAACAACCAAGATAGCCCTAGTACGTTTTGGACGGTGGGTTCTCCATCCCCTTCTCTTTCTCCTTCCGCTAGCCCTTCTTTAAGCCCTAGTGCTAGTGAATCACTTAGTCCTTCTTCTAGCCAATCGCCTAGTAGTTCTATTTCTGCTAGCCCTTCCTCAAGTGAATCTAGCTCTATTTCTCTTTCTCCATCTAGCTCTATTTCTGCTAGCCCTTCACCTTCTAGCTCTATATCTTTATCGCCATCATCAAGTGAGAGTAGATCACCATCAGTTAGTGAATCAAGTTCTATATCACCTTCGCCAAGTAGTAGTGAGAGTAGATCTATATCCTTATCGCCTTCAAGCTCTATTTCTGCCTCTCCTTCACCATCTTCAAGTGAGAGTTTGTCTATATCTTTGTCACCTTCTTTATCACCAAGTAGCTCACAATCGCCAAGTAGTTCAATATCTTCTTCACCTAGTAACTCTCCATCATTAAGTGGTAGTCCTAGCCCATCGTCTAGTGAATCAGCCTCACAAAGTCCTAGCTCAAGTATTTCTCCATCGAGTAGTATTTCAGCTAGTCCTTCAGCTTCACAATCACCAAGTGCTAGTCCTAGTTCAAGCGAATCAGCTTCTACTTCTGCTAGTCCAAGTGCTACTCCAAGTGCTTCTCCTTCTAGTTCACAATCACCTAGTAGCTCTATAAGCCCTTCACCTAGTTCAAGTATTAGTGCTAGTCCTTCTAGTTCAATATCTGCTAGTGAAAGTCCTTCTCCAAGTGCTACAGAAAGTGCTAGTCCTTCTAGATCTATTTCAGCATCAGAAAGTGCTAGTCCTTCAGCTACTCCAAGTAGTTCACCATCGGCTTCACAATCACCAAGTAGCTCACCATCAAGCTCAGAAAGTGCTTCACAGTCACCTTCTAGCTCTCCATCAGCAAGTGAATCCCTCTCACCTTCCTCTAGTGAAAGTGCTAGTGAATCTTCTAGTCCTTCAGCATCACCATCACCAGCTATTTACGCTGATAAATACGAAGATGTTGGCAACACTTATAATGATAAATACGAAGATACTACTAACAGTGCTTATATAGACAAATACAAGAACTGGGATATATAAAGGCAATATGAACACATTTGAAATTAAATCATTTACAGGTCTAAGCGATTATGAAGATAAAGGTATAACCGGATCTTTTAAATTTGGAACTAACTTAGATGTAAGAAAAAGAGTAGATTCTTTAAGCTCTTTACAAGCTATGGTTGATGAGGGTTTAAATAGTAGTTCTTCGCCATCAGCCTCAGTTTCTCCTTCTTCTTCTACTTCACCTTCATCAAGCCCCAGTGCTACTGCTAGCCCTAGCTCTTCTGCTAGTCCTAGCTCTTCAGTATCATCTTCACCAAGTCCATCAACAGGAACTTCAGATAGCCCTTCCTCAAGTGAAAGTGCTTCAGCTAGCCCTAGTGCCTCTACTAGTCCTTCAAGTTCGACTAGTCCATCACCTAGCCCCTCGTCCGGTTTAAGTACAGTATTTGACGACCTTATACTGTTCTTTGTCGAAGCTAATGATGGTTATACATATGGCTTTGGTAACACCGGATCTGTTTATAGAAGAGATTCCGATGGATTCTGGGCGAGGGTATATAAAGATCCAGATGGAGGAATTGTCGGAGCTTCAGAGTGGTACTCTTCAACCGATACTTATCTATTCTTTGCTACAGGAACTTTAATAAAGAAAAAACCTTTGCCAGGATTAGATGATTGGAATGATGTTGAAACAGTCGGCAATTTAACTCAATCAGACTGGCACACAATGACTCAAGCAGGCGGTGCTTTAACTATTTGTAATAAAGAACTTATTGCTTATGTAGGTTATGACCAGTCATTTACCCCAGAGGCTACAGATCTTATTCCTGGAAACATTTCTAAAACTATTGTTGAAAGAGATGGTAGAGCAGTTATTGGAACTGTCAAAGCTTCACAACCAACTAGAGGCGTAAATGGTGCTATTGATACAGAAGTACCTTTAGCTCAAGTAGGAAGTGACGGAGAGATATTCTTTGCAGATATGCTAGATTCTCAGCCTGTTACTAAATTCCCTGGAGGCGGTAAAGTAAACCCAGGAGGAGTTACAAACACTATTAAATCAGTAGACTTTTTCCTCTGGGAAGAAGGAGCTTCTAGCTGGATTGATAAACAATCAGTCGGTAACTTAGCTTTATTTGGAGTTTATGGAGCTGATTCTGGTAAAAATGGAGTTTACTCTTACGGTAGAAAAGCTAAAAACAAACCATTCGTTCTAAATCTTGATTATGAAATGGATGTAGATGAAATTGGTGCAGTTATCAATATTAATGGAACTGTTCTAGCTTCTTATCAAGATGGTACAGACTTTGGGGTTAAAGCTACTAGCTCAACTACTAAAGCTACTGCAACTTATGAAGGCTTAGATTTTAAATCACCTCTAGAAAAACCAACAATGATAACTAACTGGAAAATGACAGAGTTATACTTTGATCCTTTGCCAGATGGAGCTTCTTTAGAGTTTTGGTATAGGGTAAATAAAGATGGAGATTTTGTTCAAGCTTATACTACAGATGGTACAGCAACCCACAGCATAGCAGATACTCAAAAAGCGGTCTTTTTGCTTGGAGTTGATGGAGATATATTCGAGCCTAAAGTAGTGTTAAATCCAGTCGGTAATAGTAGCCCAGAAGTACATAGAATAAGGACATTCTTTGAATAAATATGACAGATCAAGTTTATTACAACGAAACCATTGAAGAAACTTCTTTTCCGGAAGATGAATCGGTTATAGATTATGCTACTAGACAATCTACTTCTAATGATACTTATAGCAACGAAGAAACAGAGAGCCAAGCCTTCCCATATAGAAAAGTTGCTCATGAACTTATTTCTAGTTCTTTAAATACTAAATCTAAAAAGATTCTAGGAGAGTTTGAATTTACTCAATCAGGAGCTTTGCAAATTGGACAATATGAAAATGGAATATCTGGCGATGTAAAGATATCACCAGCCGGAATTGTTGCTAGAAATAGTGCCGGGACTACTACTTTTACTCTAGATGGTGAAACTGGTGATGCTACTTTTAAAGGTACTATCCAAACAGGAGCTATCGTCTCAGGAATTGTAGCAGTCGGTGATAATAACGTGGTTATTGATGGCGATGCTAAAAGAATTGTTGTTTATGATGATGATGGTATTCCTAGAATAATACTTGGATATCAAGCCGGGGGATTCTAAAATGGCAAACTATGGAATTAAAGTTGGTGATAATATCATTACAGATACAGACAAAGAGCTTAAATTTACAAGTAAATATCCCTCTTTGAAACTCTATAAGTGGGGTGATGCCCAGTTTACTACTAATGCTTCCTCTCAAGGTTCTGTAACTATCCCTCACGATCTAGACTATGCCCCTATGGTAGTAGTCTGGAGAAAAGTAACCGCTCAATATACTTTCTTATCAGCTACAACTTACTCAAATGCTTATATGTATGACGGTGCTTATAACAGCTATGCCCCAACTGATTTTAATATTTGTTCTCGAGTAGAAGCAAATGAAGATAACATTGTAATTAAAAACTTCCCGGCTATTGGTTCTCCTTTAGATGGTGGCAATCAACCAAACACAACCTATTATTTTAGGTATATGATTTTTGTAGATCAATCACAAGCTTTCGAAAATAAATCTAATATTTCTCTTACTGATGATTATGGTTTTAAAGTATCTAAAACTGGTAAAAATGTCTTAACCGCTAATGAGTATGATATGGCTTACTCAAGTAAATATAAAGCAGTGCAATACTATCCTAATCACTTAGTTTCATCTTCTTTAACCTTACCTATTATGTGGGCTAGTCAACATGATACAGAAGTAGAAGAAGCGACCTATGTTGATTTTAATCATAACTTGGGATATGTACCTTACTTCTTTGTTTATACCGACTTTGGAACTTCTAATTGGTATCAAATTCCTTATCTTAGGCTTTATGATGCCAGCTCAACTACACTTTCTGGTCAAGAAGAAGTTTCAGCCTGGGCTGATGATGAAAGAGTCCGGGTTTTATTCACTAGAAAAAGCTACTGGACGTCTTCTCAAGATGCTCATTCTTTTTCTGCAAAGACTATTAATATAAAATGTATTATGTTCGCTGAAGATTTAACAGCGACAGCAAGTTAATATGGCAAATGAAATTGTAAAATCTGTAACCCAAGCTTGTTATGAACATACATCTCTCGGATATTCTAGCAGTGGTCCTTGTGCGGTCGGTAATGGTATGTGGGTAAGTGGTAGCAGAGTTAAGGGTGGACTAAGATTTACTAGTATTGCAGTTAGTGGGTCAGTAAATTGGGCTGAAATTAAATATGTTTACGGTGGTTCTAATAATGAAAATAGCGGTGACTGGAAATTTTATGTATATGGAATTGATGAAGATAATACTGGTAGTTTTAGTTCTAATCCTTTTGGTAGAACTCATACAAGTAATAGGCTAGATATAAATCAAGGTGGTGGAGGTCCTCAATATCCAGGAAGCACTAGTTTTAATGTAACAAGTATCTTTAATGAAATAGTTACTAGGGGTGGTTGGTCTAGTGGCAACGCTATGGGATTTTTATTCGAGAATAATGGATCTAGTACTGATGTTTATGCCTCAGCTAGTACGTCTAGTTCTTATTTAGTTTATAGGCAATCAGCAGAGCCTAACTTTAAACCAACTCCAAAATCTGTTACAGCCCCTTCTTTACCAGACGCTTTAGATTATGGAATTAAAATATCTAAGCCTGGAATCAATGTTTTAGAGGCTACAGAAGAAGAACTGTTTTATACCTCGAGAAGAGATCAATTAAAAGTCTATATGGAAGGCGAAGTTGATATAACCGGAACTACTAAAACTATTGCTCATAACTTGGGATATAAGCCTTTTGTTATGATGTTTATTAAAGAAAATGGTTTATCCGTATGGAAAAAGTATCCTAGCTTTGGGACTACTGGCTTTTATGTAGATGGTACTAATCTATATATAGACGGTTTAGTTAGCGGAGATAAAATTTATTATTACATATTTATAGATCAATTAGTCTAGAAAGGACTTATGGAAGAAAAAGAAGCTAAAAAACAAATAGATAATATTTGTAAACAAAATAACCTGCACATTAAATATAAACTGGAATTTCCAGTCTATAGAATCTTGCCAGATGAAGTTAAATTGGCTTTAAATATTCTAGAAAAACATGGCATGGTTATTAAGTTTGAATTAGAAGAAAAGAAACAATAATGCTTGCCTTAAAATAGTTAAGGGATTTATTCTTAGGATATGAACACATTTGAAGATTTAATACTAGCGGTTCAGTCAGGACTAAACGTAAATGATAATTCGCCATTATATCCTCTAGCAACTGTTAAAAAGGCTATAAATAGAGCTTATATCAAGTCGGCTGGTCTTTTTAGATGGTCTGGTACTGAAGACGCTAAAAAAACCTCAACTCAAAAAGATTTAGAATATTAT